ACCACCCACACGTGGGGCGCACCCAGACTGGTCAGCGCGTCGAGCGATAGCCCTTCTTCCTTCTCGTCTTCGGCGGGGGATTGAAAGCCCGTAATGCGCAGTTCCTTGGCTTCGGGCAACAGGTGAACGAGCCGCTGGTTGCGGCCCAGGATGGTGAGTGACATGGGGGGTAATTCTCGGATTACTGTATGCACATACAGTAATCGAGGCGTCACCATCATGGCAAAAGGCAACTCCCGAACGGCATCCGCTCCCAGCACCTACGAACTGCTCGGGGCCCGTGTTCAGCGGGTTATCAACTCACCGGCCGCGCAAAAATCCCGATCAGCGGTATTGCTGCAGGCCGAGGGCTACAGCCCGGACGACTGGTCGCGGATCCTCGACGAGTCAGCGAGAACGACAACGTCACCATCGCCTGGCGCGACGATGGTGTGCAGCTGTTTTGGACGGTGCCGAAGGAGGATTGAGCGCGCTCAAATTTGGTGATTCGGGCTTGACCTGGTAACGTGGCGGCCATTCAACAGAGAGCAATTTAGCTATGGAACGCATCAGGGTTTTCGACATGTTCTGCGGCGGGGGCGGCAGTAGCCTTGGGGCTCGGCTAGCAGGCGCAGAAGTAGTTGGTGGGGTGGACATGTGGCCTGTTGCTACGAAGGCGTTTGGCCTCAATTTCCCCCGCGCTAAAGTATTCACAGGGGATCTGCGGCTTATTGAGCCGTCAGACGTCGTGAAAGAAACAGGGCCAATTGACCTACTGCTTTCATCTCCAGAATGCACCCATCACACCTGCGCCAGGGGCAGTAAGCCGCGCTCAGAAGAAAGCAAAGAAACCGCCTTACAGGTCATCCGCTACGCCAATGTGATGAAGCCTAGATGGGTAGTTCTTGAAAACGTCACCCACATGAAGCCCTGGGAGCGTTACCCCGAGCTTAAAGCGGAACTTGAAAAGCTTGGCTACACCCTTCGCGAACAGATCCTAGACTCAGCTAAATTCGGTGTTCCGCAAAGACGCAAACGCTTGTTTCTAATCGCAGACTTAATGGGCACGCCTGAAGTTGTAACCGGCAGCAGAAGAAGGGAAGTTCCAGCACGGGAAATCTTGGATCCAACTGGTACTTGGCCAATGACCCCGCTCCGTAAAGAAGGTCGCGCTAAAGGAACGCTAGAGCGTGCTGAACGTGGCATCGCAGCACTAGGCGAGCAGGAGCCATTCCTTTTGGTGTATTACGGAAATGATGGTGCAGGAGGTTGGCAGTCTCTAGACGTACCATTGCGAACAATCACAACCGTGGACCGCTTTGCATTGGTAATTCCAACCGAAAATGGCCATATGATGCGGATGCTCCAACCAGTGGAACTTCGACGCGCTATGGGCTTTCCTGAAAACTATATCTTCCCAGAAGTTACTAAGAGAAACCGCATTCGCCTACTGGGAAATGCGGTTTGCTCGCCCGTGATGGCCGCGATCATCAAAAGCCTGAAAAAAAGTGCTATTGAACAGGAAATCTCATTACGCCAGGCCGGCGCGCATGAGTCGTGTAATGATGACTTAGCTCCTCAAGCGTTGCCCTCCGCAATCTTAGCTTAGGCTCAACGTGCAGCAGGTCTCGTGTGGGCTTAGCAAAGAACCTGTTGCACGACACAAGCAGGCAATAGTCTTTTAGCTCGCCATCAAGATCGAGAGACAAAACCCCAACCTCAAATATCGACAGATTGGCATATTTGCTCTTCGTACTTGTAAAATAACGAGCTTTATTTGCCTTGCTGAACGGCACAAACACACCCAACAAATAGCGATAACTATAGACTTTCCCCTGAACATCATCACACTCGGCCGTGAGAGTTACAACACAGGGGACTAACGAATCTAGAAACTCTTTACTATCCGGTTTAGGGACTGGCAATAGGAACTCGGCGGATAACACTTCTGCGCAATTAGCTCCCCAGAGCTCTGGATAGTTCTGATCCCAGCTGGCTCGATCAATAAGAGAGACTACCCCTCTCCCAGATGGCGATGCAGCGGCCCCGTTTTGCAAGTTCGAAACCAAATAGTGGGTATTCAGACTAGACTTTGAAATTTCTTCAGGTCTATTCCCAAATTCTTGAGCGAGGAAATCGTTCAACTGCGTTACGTACTCAGCGGAAACATCAAGCCGATCCTCCAAAATTGGCAGCAGAGCCGCGTCCATTGCGGCCACAGGCGATAAGCGTGCCTGAGCATCGCCCACAGCCTCAGTGGATAGGTATGCTAGGAGCTTGTGCCAGCGAGCGAGGGAGCCCTCGTTATCGGGCTGCTTTGTTAACTCAAACAGCCGGTGCGTGGAGCGGATTGAAGCCTGAGAAACGCGCTCCTCCCATGAGATTGATAAAAGGAGCGCGCCGCAAGCGGAAATAGCATCACTCACTTGCCCAATAAGTTCTGGGAGCCGCTCAGGATTATCATCTAAGGCAAGAACTAAATTCTTATCTATGCAGCCGTAACCTACGGGTGGGACTAGTCCATTAGATTCCGCTCTGGCCATAATATCTGCGAATACGGCCTTGGCATCGTCAGGGTGGTTAGTCCAGAAAATCACTGCGTATGGCCCATCGCAAACAATTTTCTTCAAGCTCGACATAATTGCCAGAGCCTGCTGGGCCATATTATTCATTCCGCCCTCGAGCAAATGTATGTCGGTGAAAACGATCCTGACACCATTGAAAGGTTTCGGAGGGGTCGGGACTATGGTACCCAAATCATAAAGAAATGGCATAACCCAATACCCAGCAGAAACCAAGCCTGAATAAATTTTATCCAAATGCTCTTGTTCGTTATCTATTGCAGCAACCCGTACAAACTGAGGAATCATTTTTCTTCCTTGAATTGAAATATAACTGCAGCCCCATCATACGCATCGGGGATATTGAAATCGTCTCGAACTTCTTCCGCAGAGCATAAAACCAAGCTACCATCGACGGACTCCATAACCATTTTTGAATAGTAGAGTCCTAACCCCATACCCTCAGCCCTATTTGAAATAAATGGTGTGCCGAGTTGATCCAACGGCAATTCAAACCCTGGACCGTTGTCTATAACTGCAAGCGAGCCGCAACGTTTCTCGCTGTCCCAGTCGACCATTATGAGAACAGCACCTTGCTTACCTTCTTTTTGAGCCTGATAACGTGACCAATAAATTGCGTTATCTATAATATTGTTGATTGCCCCCATCAAAAGATTCAAAGGCCCACTGACCGGGAAGGAGATGTTTCCCTCTCCAAGACGGTTCGACAATACAAGCTCATGCCGCTTGAATCGCCCATCATTCATATCTAAAGCACGAGCCACGAGCTCTCTAATAGTGGTTTTTCGAGCTCGCTCTTTATTCAACAAAGGCTTGAATGTATCAAGCAGCTTTCGCAGATGAACAATAGTTTGCTTAAGCGTATTTTTGCTGCTATCAACTTCTAACTGCCTTGTCAGTGTATCGACCCCATGAACCATTTCATGGAACGCCAAAGACAAATTAAGCCCAGCCATTCCAGAGTTCAACATTACAGTACGGTAGCTGTTTAGCTGGGTTTGGAGAGACTCAACCACCGGCTTGATTTCTGTCTCGAGATGGTTCTTTTTCGCTATCTCGTTCAGAGCGTCGAAAGCTTCTTCTACTGGTATTATCTTTGACTCGCCTTTAATGGCCTTGTCGATTTCCTTCCTATGAGGCCCGTGCAACCGCTCAAACTTATCAAACACACTAAGTACGATACGCTGTAGATTTCGATAGGCTGAGTTCTCGTCGAATCCCTCCCGATTCGTTTTCTCTTTTAAACCAGAGCTTTTGGCTAAACTCAGATCAATATAACCGATCAAACTATCAGTACCGAGCTTGCCCGTTGGGCGATTGATGCGTCGGACGTTTAAGCCGAGCCAATCGTCACCTGGCTCTCCGTAGTTAAAGACTCGAACCTGGTCTCTATACACGCGCACGCCGGACTGTGAGCGAATCCAATCAGCGATAAGCTTAGCCGAGCCGCTTTCCTTGAGAATCTCTGTTCGACGATGATAGGCATAAATCTTTCCTTTTATAGGCCCAATACCTGCAAGCATGTCTGGATCCATAAAAATGGCCGGAGGTTTTCCATCTTCATCTTCGTCAGCGACCTTAACGAGTTCTAATTTATCATTCTTATTGGCATCGCTATCATGCTTCAAACCTTTGTAGGCTGGAGGTTTGAACGCATATTCCCAGGAAAACTTGCCAGACTCGTCTACGGAGAAATCGAAGCTCCATATCGCGGCATTGAGCATATCGTGTGCAGATGGAAGATCATCGATATCTTTCTCTCGGCCTGGTAGATTTAGCTCAACATCAAATGAACCAATTTTATTGATAGGATTGCTGAGGGAGGTGATAAGGCGGTAGAGCTCTCTTACCTCTCGCTTACTCCATTCTGGCCTCGACAGGTCGGTGATCGTAAGTAGCGTTCCTGTACCAGACTCGAATACCGTCGGCTTAAGATTCTTCTTAACGGAGACGGCAAGACCCTGGTCTAGGTATTTTCCGCCACCAATAAGATCATCCCATGAAATTTCAAACTCGACCTCGGGCTCCCCCTTTTTACGAGTGACGAGCTGAACGGTTCCGCCCAGTTTTTGAATTGCTAGACGACCTACACCTTTCTCCCCTAATGGAAGTCTTTTAAATTTTTTGGAGGGTATTTTCCCAGAGGCGCTTCGCTTCGAGTCAGTACCGACTTCAAGCCATTTAGACTCGATGTCCTCCAAACTCATACCTGAGCCATCATCCTGAATTGAAATATATGGCTCAGGGGCTTGTAGATCTAAAGTAACTGTAACGACTTCCGCGTCTGCGTCGTAGGAATTTTTAACTAATTCAAAAACCGCCAGCCTGTCATGACCGATTAGCTGATCGCCTAATAATTTCAGCACATGTGACTGCACTCTCATTCTCAAATTAGCCAAAATCTCACCCCTAACCTACATAATTTAAAGTGCATAAACCTGGAAACCGATCAACAAATTCAAACTTTTAAAACAACGATTAGAACGGGCATTCCGACTAGGACCTTATACAAACAAAGCACTTGCCTAAATAATAGAAACCCATTTAATAGATATAAAAGAGCTGAGCTCAGATAAAGAGCGTCGCTGAAGAAGGAGGATTGTAACTTGATGGTCGGAGCGAAACGGCAGCGATGGGCGCGTATCTCAAATGGGATTAGGCGTCTCATGCAATTAGAGTTGAATGCCTTCATGACCACTCCCTGATCGTTCCCAATAGGAACAGATCATGCCAGCCTTTTGATATCAGCGACAACTGCCTCCAGCTCCCGGAGGCGGTTCTCGAGGGTAAGCAAACGTTTCTTCTCTTCTGCAGCACGCTGGATTTCCTGCTGCGCACTCTCATCTAACCCCCTCCATAGGTTCAGCAGCGCCTGCTCGCCAGCGTTGACCCGGCCTGACTGATCGGCGGCGACGTCTCCCGCCAGCATCTGGCCGTCGCCGGTAAGAAGCCATGAGGCATTGATACCCAAACGGGTACAAAGCAACCCAAGATTTTCAGCCTTCGGTTGGCGGGATCCATCTAGGTAATTCTGCAGCGTCCTGTAGGGAACACCCGATTGTTCGGATGCCTCGCTAATCTTGAGGTTCAGAGCATCCAGCGCCGACCGAATCCTAAGATTTATACCCATTCGTTCATAATCCCGCTTGACATACCCGTTTGGGCGTACAATGATGCAGCCAATTGAGTACAGCTTACCCCGACAGGAACACTCAAACCATGGCGACTCACCGGTTACTCCGCTTTCAAGAAAACTTCGAGGCATTGGTCACAGCGCTGGCTGGTGCAGTGCCTGCAGATCAACGCTCGGAAGCCCAGCAACAGCTGCTCTCGGAAGCGCAACGGCAGGTGGTGATGCTGCACCAAGCCGACTGCGTGCTGACCGCAGAACCTACAGCTGCACGTGAGCGCCGTATCGCTCGCAACCGGCGCGAGCTCGCCGCAGTGGTCGAGCAATTGCACGTTCAGCCGGTGGTCATCCTGCCGCTAAAAACCGGCGCCGACTTGGGCCTTGCAAAGGAGCATCAAGCATGACGCCCAACCAGATCCGCGCACGCCTTATCGAGAAAGGCAGCAGCTACCGTCAGTTCGCCCTGGCCCGTGGTTACGAGCCGCGCAACGTCACCCAGGTGGTAGCCCGCTGGGCAGGCGCCGACCGGATGCCCAACGGCCGCCTGGCATTCGCGATTTTGCGTGACCTGTCGCGTGAAATCGGTACGGACGTGGTACCCGGCATCCTGGCTGAAGCCGCCAATAGCAGCGAAGCGATGGCGCAACAGTAATGGCTACCACCCCCAGCAAAAACCAGAAGCGCCCAGCTCCCGTTCTAGAAACGCGCCGCCAGGTCATGAGCGCGGTAATTGCTGCCTTCCCGGGTGGCCGCGAGTCTGCCGCCGCCCGACTGGGCCTGCCCCTCAAGAAGCTGGATAACCACCTGTACGAGAACGCCGGCAGCCAACCGCTGACCGACGCCCAGGTGCACCAGCTCGAGCAGCAGGCAGGCACGGCCCACCTGCCGGACTACATCTGCAACCTCTACGGCGGCGTTTTCGTGCCGATGCCCGAGCAGGGCGAGCTCGACAACCTGGATCTGTACGCCCGTGGCCTCAGCACCAGCCAAATGCGCGGCATGGTCGACCAGCTGATCGCCAAATCCCTGGATGACGGCGTTATCTGCGAAGCCGAGGTGCAAGCCATCCTTGCCGCCCACCGCCAGCACATCGCCGCACGCCACAGCGAAGTTACCGCCGTGATCGTGTTGCACAGCAAAGGAAGCCAGCCATGACCATCTACACCGTCTACAAGAGCAACAAACGTGGGGACCTGATCGAGATAGACATCCCGCGTGATGCCGTCAAATCCCCGCGTGAAACCGAGGCGGGCTTTCACCACCGCGTAGCAGTAGCCAGGCGGGTCACCGCTGCGGAATGTCGTACTCCATCTGCCTGCTGTCATCGCGGAACAGTTCGATCACCAGGGGCTGCGCCAGCTTGTACAGATCCAGAAGCGTGTAGTCCTTGCCGGGCACACCGCCTGCAGCAATGAGCGACTGCTCGACGTTGTAGGCCATGGCCAGGTACTCGTCGATCAGAGCACCACGGGCAAATACATCCAGTTCTTTAATCAGCGGTTTGGTCATGTGAATTCCTTATCTGCGTTTGAAGGGCGCACATGGATATCACAGGCCGGCGCGAGCGGTAACCGCTTGATCCTGGGGAATCCAGGGCAGGCAACAGGACATGAATCAGGCGCTGGATGCGTCGCCACTTAACCGGCCCGGCCGGTGCCGCGACTAGCGGCGGGGAGACAGCTTGAGTACGTACAAACTGGTATGCCCGGCATGCCACGGTTGCATGCGCATCCGTACCAGCGTGGGGCAAACACCTTGTTTCCGCTCCACGTACTACCAGTGCCAGAACGTGGCCTGCGGCGCCACGTTCAGCGGCTCGGTAACGATCGATTACCAGCTCAGCCCGTCCGGCCTTGCACAGCCGTTGATGGTGCTGCCGGTCGCTCCGGCGGTGGAGCGCATGAAGGCCCTGCGCGACAACGCCAAGGCCACGGACCAGCTGGACCTGCTGGCAGCACTGGAGGAAGCGGTATGACTGACATCGACGCCACCGACTACCGCACCCGCATGCAGGGCTGTGCCCAGACCTTCATCGAGCAGCACCAGGCCGAGCACCTGAGCGGCGACCCACAGTTGTTCGAGCGCACCTGCCTGCACCTGGTGCACGCGCTGGAGGTGCCGCTGTTCATGGCACCGCGCCTGGCCCAGTTGGCCCTCAGCGACCTGCAGCACCCCTAACCCCTGAATCCCCCAGCCCACGCCGTGGGTTTGGGCGAGTTGCGCCCGGAGCACGCCATGCAAGCCGAAATCGCCATTCGCATCGACCTGCCCAAGCCCATCGCCGAGGCCTGGCTACAGCAGCTGCGCAGTGAGCTGCGCCAGGGCTTCGACCTGCATTGGTACGACGACCGCTACCGCACCGTGCCAGCTGGCCTGCGTAGCGCTCGCATCCTGGAAGACCACCCGGCATTGGCCGGGCACAAACGCACCATCGGCGCGCTGAAAGCCGCCTTGGCCATGCCGGAGAAACACGCTTGAAATCCATGGATCACGACATCCGCGCCGACGTGCTGCGCAACCTGCAGAACGACTACGGCCTGCGGCCCATGACCGGCACAAACTATATGCGCAAGGGCGTATGCCCGGCCTGCAACAAGAAAGAGCTGTACGCCCGCCAGGACGAACCCTGGTTTATCAAATGCGGCCGCGAGAGCAAGTGCGGCCAGCAGTGGCACGTGAAAGAGCTGTACCCGGACCTGTTCGAGGCCTGGAGCGAGCGCGCCCCCGCCACCGAGCAGCAGCCCACCGCCACCGCCCGCGCTTATCTGGAGTTCGCCCGCGGCTTTCGCCTGGAGCTGATCGAAGGCTGGTACACCCAGGAAAACTACTGGGATCGCGACCTGGGCATCGGCTCTGCCACCGTCCGCTTCCCCTTGGAGAAAGGCGGCTACTGGGAACGCCTGATCGACAAGCCATCGCGCTTCGGCAAGAAGAAGGCCCGCTTCCAGCCTGGCCAGAGTTACCGCGGCGTGTGGTGGTGCCCGCCGGCGCTGGACCTGCTGGAAGTCACCGAGCTGTGGATCGTCGAGGGCATCTTCGATGCCATCGCGCTGATGCACCATGGCATCGCCGCCGTCGCCGCCATGAGCAGCAACGCTTTCCCCGAGGAATCGCTCAAGGCGCTGCTCAAGGCCCGCGCCGAGGCTGGCGGACGGCTGCCCAAGCTGGTGTGGGCGCTGGACAACGAGCCAGGCGCGCACCGCTACACCCGCCAGTGGGTGAAGCTGGCCCGCGAGCTGGGCTTCGTGTGTGAGGCGGCGCAGATCCCCCAGCGCGATGGCCGCAAGGTGGACTGGAACGACCTGCACCAGCGCTGGGCGTTCCTGGAAGACGACGCCCGCGAGCAGCGCCGCGAGGACGACCTGCGCGAGATCCGCCACCACGGCGCCCTGCTGATCGCAGAGAGTGCCAGCGAGAAAGCGCTGCTCATGTACCAGTGGCGCGAGAGCGAGGAATTCCATTTCGGCTACGACTCCCGCCTGTACTGGTGGAAGCTCGATCTGGACAAGTACAACAAGGCCCGCACGGCCATGGAGGAAAGCGACAGCGAGGACGACCAGAAACTCAATGACAAGGCTGTGCGCGAGAAGGCGCTGCGCATGTCCGGCTGTGTGGTGGAAATCGCCAACTGCTACCCCCAGGCGCTGTACTTCCAGCGCAATGAGGTAACGGACGAATCCTGGTACTACTTCCGCGTCGACTTCCCGCACGACGGCGACAGCGTCAAAAACACCTTCACCGGTGGCCAGGTGGCTGCCGCCAGCGAGTTTAAAAAACGCCTGCTCGGCATGGCCGCCGGCGCCGTGTTCACCGGCAGCGGCCAGCAGCTGGACAAGATCCTGAAAAACCAGCTGTTCGGCATCAAAACCGTATCCACCATCGACTACGTGGGCTACAGCAAGGAATACCAGGCCTACGTCTACGGCGACCTGGCCATCAAGGGTGGCCAGGTGTTCCAGGTCAACGAAGAGGACTACTTCGAGTTCGGCAAGCTGCGCCTGAAAAGCCTTCAGAAGGGCGTGGCCATCCGCTTGGCCCGCGAGGGCAAGGGTTACAGCAACGAGTGGCTCAGCCTGCTGTGGACGTGCTTCGGCGCCCAGGGCGTGGTGGCCCTCACCTTCTGGTTCGGCTCGCTGTTCTGCGAGCAGATCCGCGCCCGCCAGCAGTCGTTCCCCTTCCTCGAGGCGACCGGCGAGGCCGGCGCCGGCAAAACCACCCTGCTCAACCTGCTGTGGAAGCTGCTCGGCCGCGAGGGCTACGAGGGTTTCGACCCGATGAAGTCCACCAAGGCCGGCCGCTCGCGCCTGATGGGCCAGGTGTCCGGCATGCCGGTGGTATTCCTGGAAGCCGACCGCCACGGCGACGACAAGGCCCACGCCAAAACCTTCGAATGGGACGAGCTCAAGGACTTCTACGGCGGCGGCACCCTGGCCACCAAGGGCGTGAAAACCGCAGGCAACGAAACGTATGAGCCCCCCTTTCGCGGCACCATCGCCATCAGCCAGAACGCGGCCGTGGTGGCGCATGAAGCGATCATGACGCGCATCTGCAAGCTGCACTTCGTGCGCCCCGAGGTAACGCCCGAGAGCCGCGCCGCGGCGGACAAGCTGAACACCCTGGAAGGCGAGTACCTCAGCCACTTCATGCTGCTGGCCCTGCGCAAGGAAGCGGACGTGCTCAAGCTGTTTTTTGAGCGCATGCCCGTGCACGAAGCCAAGTTGCGCCGCCTGCACACCCACTGCGTGCAGTGCGACACCGCTTATCCCACCGGCGCCGAGAAGGCCTGCGCGAGCTGCGGCAACACGCTGCGCGGCTATATCCGCGTGGAGCGTATCGCCAAGAACCACGCGCAGATGTTCGCCCTGCTCGACTGCTTGGCCCAGGTGGTGCCACTGACAGAGCACCAGATCGCCGTCACCCAGCGCAAGTTGGTGGCTATGGCTATCGAGCGCCAAGCCTCGATCAGCGCCGACCACCCGGCCGTGGCGGAATTCTGGGAGGTGTACGAGTACCTGCAGGGCCTGGATGCCGAGGGCCCCACCGTCAACCACTCGAACAAGCCCGACGAAACCATCGCCATCCACCTCAACGAGTTCGTGAAGCTCGCCGGCGAACACCGCCAGCAGCTCGCCGACATCGCCACGCTGCGCACCCTGCTCAAGGACTCGCGCAGCCACAAGTTCATAGACAGCAACGTCACCGTATCCAGCGCTGTGCGGGTGCATCAGGCCAAGAAACACAACCTGACCACCTTCAAGTCGCCATCTGTGAAGTGCTGGCTGTTCAAGGCGTAACCCCCGCCCAGGCGCTGCAACGCCCAGGCAAACAACCCCAAAGGAGAAGCACCATGCAAAACCAACAAACCCCGAAATGGCTGGAGCTGTTCACCACCGCATTCGGCGCCAAGGGCCTCGTTGCCCTGGCCTGGTGGGCCGGCGCCTACCACGCTGAGCGCATCCGCAACCTGCAGGGCACCTACCCCATTCTGCAGATCAACGGTGACGCCGGCAGCGGCAAAACCACCCTGGTCGATAACCTCTGGAAGCTGTCGGGCGTGGCCGATCCGGACGGCATCACAAACCGCAACCACACGTTCAGCGCCCTGCTGGCCCAGTTGGCCAAGGCGGTGAGCGAACCGGTAGTAATCGACGACGTGGCCAGCGATGACGAGCGCTACGACTGGGATGCCTTGCGCGAGTGCTACAGCACGTCCCTGGCAATGCGCGCCGGCGTTGGCCAGCCGGTGCGTTTCCGGGGCGCCCTGGTCATCGTTGGTACCGGGCCCAATATCCTCAAACAGCGCAGCGTCGAGGTGCAGCTCAAGCGCGCCGAGCAGGGGCCCGAGCGCAGCGCCGCCGTACAGGCTCTGTACGACCTGCACCTCAGTGAGCTGGAAAGCTTCCTGGCCACCGTCAAGGCGCACCAGGACATGGCCATTTTCTGCATGGGCAAGGCCGAGGCGCTGGCCTTCGAGCTGGCCGACCAGGTGCACGCAGACATCACTATCCGCGACGCACGCAACCACGCCCAGCTGATCGCCCTGCTCGACTTCCTCGACACCCTGTTCCACGTACCCACCACCGCCCTCGAATCCGCGAAGGCCGAGGTGCACCGCATGGCCTGGCAAACCGTCGGCCGTACCCGTGGCCCGGTCGAGGACTGAGCCATGAACGATGAAACCCCAACCAGCGTCATCGCCACCCTGATCGGCAGCGGCATCGCACTGCTGCTGCTCGCAGCCGGAGCCAACGCTACCCCCGACCTGCTGCTGCACCTCACCCACTGACCCAACCGCCCAGGCGCTGCAACGCCTGGGCGACACCCGAAGGAGAAGCACCATGCTCAACCTAGAACTGGCTATGGCCTTTGAAGACTGGGCCAAGCCTCGCGGCTACGACATCCAGCGCAACCCGGCTGACCAGCAGTTCTACGACATCGAAACCCGTGCGGCCTGGCTCGGTTTCGAAGCGGCCCACGGCCCGGACGGCTGCCGCCCGTATGGCCAGCAGCTCTACGCCGTCATCAAGAAGTCGAGCGAGTACTCCCACCAGAGCGACCAGTTGTTCCCGGTGCGCATAGGTGCCGCGCCCTACGGCGACTACATCGTGCACGGCGGCGTGGGCGGCGTGTACCGCAAGAAAGACGTGAATTTCTACGTGATCGAGGACGGCAAGCAATACCGCCTCAGCTGACACCGGCCAGGCCGGAAAAAGACGGCGCCGGGGGCTGCAACCCCCGACGCCAACCACCCCAAAGGAGAAGCACCATG